GCGCGGTCACACAAGGCGGGCAAAATGTTCGAGTCCTTATTATCGGTGTTTAAACAGTGGGGAGAAAGCACATCCCCGATAACATTTCCAATTGCTTTTAACATCTTATATGCATATGAAATGCTACACTATTCGTCATTAAAACATAAAACGATTCCGTTGGCCGGGGCGAATGATGGAACAAGATTGTTTTTTGACCTTTGGAATATGCAGGCCAATGATTATGATGCAGCCGGGACAGCAATCTATATTGCTGTCGGTAAATAGTGGGTTCATAGGCCAATAGCTATCCAGTTTACTGATACCTTATCAGAATCATGATTAGCGTGGAAAAAATAGCAATTTAAAAGCCCGCTTGCCCCCAATGCGCTTGATGCTACGATGTTAACATCTGTCTGTGTGCCGTAATGCATTCCAATTACAATCGGTTCCGTATTAAATGCAATGGGATATCCGTTAAACGTTTCGCTCATGCATCTTCCCCACTGTTTAAACACCGATAATAAGGACTCGAACATTTTGCCCGCCTTGTGTGACCGCGCCGCCATTTAACACCCATTTGGATAAAATGTTTGCCTGGGTGTTAGATGCTGTTGTAATGTCGCCACCAGCTATAGCAATGCCGTTCGGTGTATTCCATCCGGCCGGATCACCTTCGGTTGTGATGATGGCCCATGGCTTACTAGATAGCGCAATCGGATATGTAATCGTTGATAGCCCTTTTGTATTAAAAAATAATCCCCACTGTATAATTAGGTTCCCACAATTCGGGCCAAAACAAATATATCCATTCTGTTCCATCAGACCCGTGATGCCGAGGCGATGATTTGTAAATTTCTTCCCGTCCCAGGTTACGTCTGCCCCCGTCGCGAGATTTGCAAACATTTTACTCAGGCTTGCAAGGGTCGCCGCCGGCGCTTCTTTCCATCCTCCGGCGCCCGTTGCGGCTTTAATGCGGTTTGCCAGGTTGCTTACCAGGTTCCGGATAGTGTTTGTATCAGACGTCGGGACAAGTGTGTCATCAACCGTAGTCGCCATAGCATTATGAGCCGCTGCATTTGCATCGTGTTCCTTGGCCGAGTCGCTTTGATTTTTTAATTCGTCGTTCAAGTATGACATTTTCGTGTCAATGTCTCGAAAAAGTGTATCAAAGGCTTCCCTGGCTGGCGGGACAGAGCCAATATAACTCCATCCTTCTAAATATGCACTATCTGTAAATTTATAACGATTTTCTGGGGATACATTGCTCCCCCAGATTTTGCTAAAATCAGGTGTTGACATTATTGCTCCTCCTATATATTAATGGTATTTGCAAAGATTCCTTGTTCAAAGCCTAGAGCATTCGGCTGCCCCAGGAATCCGAAATAGTCCGCGTCGAACATTTCGACAGACCGCAAGCCGATGCCGCCGCCTAGGGTGATGAGATGCAGGGTTCGGGCCAGGCGTATGTCATTCGCTGTCAGCCGGCGCCCGATGCCGACAATGATTTTTGCGTTGCCGACCTCATGCAAAATGATATTCTGTGCATTGAACAGAACACGCAGGCAATGGATCAACTCATCGCCGGTAGCCTGGGAGGAATCATAGAAGACCTTAAGCCATAATATTTTCCGATAGTCATCATCTTCCAGCCGGGTACTGGCCAGCCAGTTTTCATTGATGCCGCGGAAACGGCCGACGCCAAACGTCTGGCTGTTATCCTGACCGCTGAATCCAAAAAAATCAAGCTGTAAGGAATTCTGAATGGTTCGGTCGCGGTTCACGATGGTTCCGATGCCGTCGAGTTGTACCCCTTCGCCGGTATCTATCCAACGCTTATTTCTTAGATCATCAAAGGCGCTCCGCAAGGCGTCCAGTTCTGCACCAAGAGCCTCTAATTCGGCCTCGATGACCGGTTTATCCTGGAACTGTCCTATCAAGTGCGAAATCATGCGTTCCGTATGGGTCATTGTTTCGTCACCTCGATACGGGCCGCATCAAAGACGGCAATCTGTCGCGGCGTGATGGATATATTGCTCGTGGAATAACTTCCGGCCGTGTCGCCGGTCGCGGCGGTCAGGCTGATATACCCTACCCCGGAAGCAGCCTTGAAGATGGTTGAGAAATAGCGTTGTAAGATAACATCCTCGCCGATGGCCTGCTCCTGACCTTTAGCCAACAAGGCCGTGACAATATCCTGTACGGCTGCCGGAGCCAGCGTTTCGTCCGGGTTTTCACTGATGACGACCTTAAGCCAGATTTTGACCGGGGCCGGACGATTAAAATACAGTGTCTGTTCAGTGCCGTTGGCATCGATAGCCGTGCCGTGTTCTGTACCATAGGTGTCAATGCCGCCAGCTTTCGTTTTCCAGAGTACCTGGGCAATGTCGTCATTCTCCCCACCTTCTACGATGGCTTCGATGGAGTGCGGCGGCCGGCCGTCAGAATCGGTCGCATCGGTCCGGTTCTCATATACCTTGGATGTCGTGACGCCGGTCACATTATCGGCCAGGCTTTCGGCGATGGCATCAATATTCGTAGACCCGCGGCTAAAGAGCGACCGGTTCCAGCGCTGCCGCAAATGGGTATCGGTTTCGGCATCCTGGCCGACAGACGCGGCGTACTGGTTCAAGACCCCGGTCCAACCGGGAATCGAGGTGACGACCTGGTTGATGGTGCCGATGTCCGGATTGACAGCCCCGACCGTCACGCAGCGGAATTGAATCGGAGTGCCGATAGAGCTGATTGTGACATTCTGGGCATCCGTTGCAAAGGTCTCCCCTTTGGTCGTCGTCCGTATGGACAAAATCCCACTGTCAATAGAGTAGGTGACGCCGATAAAGCTTTTCGCCAGGGTGCTCAGCACCTTGCTGGCCGTATCCCCGTAGGCGGCGGTATAGCTGGCCGTCTTGTCATTGATAGTCAGCGTATAAACCGTCCCGGCACTCACGGCACTGCGGATACTATATGCGGCATAGCAGGCCTTTTCTTTCGAGATGGCCGCATTAGTGGCGATGCATTCCCAGTAGCTGCCGTTTTCGTTACTGCTGGAAATCTGTGCCCCATAAGGAATGACCGTCCCACTGGTACCATAGCAGGTAGCCAGCAGCCGGCTTTGTGTGCCGGAAATGGCTGAGATACCCGCCAGCCCCGCCGCATTGGACAGGCTGACGCCCGTGGCCGTGTTCGGATACATGGCATTATAGGTATTTTCGGCCTGTTCCCACAGGTCGGCGATTTCGTATGCAAAGACGCCGTGGAGCTGGCCGAACAGGCTGTTGCTCCCGGTCTCGATTTCAACACCCAGCCGGTCCGATACCCGGCGGTTGATGTCGGACAGGATTTCCGGCAGCCGTTTCCGTCGGAAGCCGTCACGGGTCAGACCGTAAACATTTTCACTATCTGCCATATCCCAGCACCTCCTTCTTCGTGATGAATCCATAATCGGTATCGATTTCATAGGATACCGTGAGCGTCCTCAGAATGCGATTGAATGCGAATTCGAGCTCCGTGACGCCTTTGACCCCCTCAACGCTCTGAATGGCCTCCGACAGGACTTGCCGGACGTGGGCCTCGTTGGGGTTCTTGACTAAGATATATTCGAGATAGGGAACGCCGTCACTCGTTTTCAGGAACCATTCGCCGAGCCATTCCCGCAGCGTGATAAGCACTTGTTGGGCGACCCGTTCCCCGTTGTTGACGATTATCAAATCGCCGTTCCGGACGACCAAGTCGCCCGTCTGTACATTCATTGCTAAATCATAGGCCATGTCCATGCCTCCTATTTCGGTGCGCTTGTCGTTCCGCCGCTGTCTCCGGTGTGAGTATGCTTCGTGACGGAAATGCCTTCTACGACCAGGTCGCCGCCGGTTACGGTAATGCCGCCGGCGCTGATGACCATCTTCACGCCGCCATTGAACAGGCAGACGTCGGACGGGCTGGCCGACCGGCATCCCCGGTTATACAGACCAGGGATACAAATGGCGTCGTTGAGACTGTGGCGCCGTTCGTTGTCACTGTCACCGCCATTCAGGAAGTCGTCCAATTGGGACTCCGAGAAGACCAACAGACAGCCGTCGCCGCTCCGTAAAGGAACCGTGACGCCGGCCGTGCCGCCGAGACCGCTGGGAAAGATGACCGGCACATGGTGCACGATGGGAAACGGCAGGTTCCGGCCATCTGGCACCTTGAATTTACCTACCGGCTGCACGCTGGCCTGGCAGATACTTGCATCATAGTCGATAATCTTCCCCGGCATGGCCGTGTGAATGTTGCTGATGCTGCCATCTATCCAGCCGCTGATAATATCCCGTAATTCATTGGATGATTGCATAAAAACCACCTTCCCTTAACATTGGCTGGCTTTGATGATGTATTGTGGATACTGGTCGCCCATGTCGGTATTGCCGGCATGATACCAGCTTTGTTGAGTGTAGCTGTTATGCCACATGCCACCGTTGCCATCGCATATGCCGACATGCCCTTCGCTGTGGTCGTCGTTATAGAAAACGATGACGTCGCCCTTTTCGAGCTGGCTGGGGTCATAAGGGATACAGTTATCCCCGGCGTCGGCGCAAAGACCGTCAACACCCCACTGCCCGTTGTCGTATTCCTGCTTGAGGAACGGCGAATAATAAGACCCGGCTTCCGTGACCCGGTACACGCAGCCGTCAGGGATATAGCCGCCCTGGCTGTTGGCCACGGCTTCACAACCGGCGTCGACGTTGGTGCTGACTTCACCGCTTGTCCCGCCATTCCCATAGACGGCCGTATTGCTGGCCGCATCACTTTCGGGAGACTGGAGCGTGGCGTTCCGGTCTACTAAATCGAGTTCGCTGTTCCATTCGTCACCATAAGTATCTCCTGTATGGTGGGCCGACTGGACTTTGAACCAGCCTTCGACGTAACGGGATTCTATTTTGACCAGGTCGCCCGGGTTGAGGGTCGGCGACAGCAGCGTCTTGACTTTCCAGCCCGACGAGGCCGTCGACGGGTCCGTATTCTCGGCCTGCTTGCGCTTGCGCTTAGGCGTCGCCGTATTCGGCTGAGAGTTGGCCTTGGTATACCATTCCGGGCTCCCGATAAGGCCGCTATCCGGTGCAAAGACCAGCCCTTTGTTGCTGACCGTGCCGCCTTCCTTGATGAGCTGAAGGATTTCGTTCTGGACGCTCCATTTGACGCCTGACCCGTAGCAGATGGCGTCGAGGGCATCGGCGGCCATGCCGACAAAGGAAAACCCATCTTTAAACGTGCCGAACTGGACGCCGTCGCCCCATACGAGGGGCAGGCCCATTTCATCGGCGATGTATTGGATGATGGTATTGCCCGGCGTACCGGGAGCAAAGGACAGGGAAAAAGCCGTATCCCGGATGGCCGTCTGGCCATCGGAGAGCGACAGTTCCGTCGTGACGTCCTTCCCGTCATCTTTCGTCTGGGCACTGATGACCGACCCGACAAAGAGCCGGACAGCGCCGCCGTTGTCCTTATACCCGGCATAGAGCTCGACCTTGGTATCGGGCACGTTGATTTTATGCCGGGTCTCATCGCTCAGGTTCCAAAGGGTCAGTTTCCCCTTGTTCGTATTCTTCGACAGGTCTTTCGTGATGTCGAAAGAGATGCGGAGCGTATTGGCAAATTCCAGGCCTATCCCTGGGAACTTGACCCTATACTGCCGATTCCACAACATTCGTTAATTCCTCCTTCGGCATGTAGATCAGACGAGCTTTGCCACTGATGAAATCCTTGCGGCCAATGTCCGAAATGCTCGTGCTGGACACGACGGCCAACAGCTCGCCCGGAGGCAGGCCCTTGATGCGCCGGTACGCATGGAGCAATGGGAAGTTCGGAACGACGACGATACCGCGGACCAGCTCAGAGTTGTCATTATTGCAGACATCGAGCGTCCAATACTGGCCGGCATCGTTCCAATTCAGCCGGAGTCGGTACAGAATAGAGTCCAGGATGACCGACTCGACGAACGAGTTGGCATCTAAGGTACTAATCGTAATCACCAGAGCACCGCCCCCATTCCGCCCATGGACTGGGCAATGGATACCGTAGCCATGGCCGCCGTATGTTCCAGCCCGACGCCGATGGCCCCGAACTGGCTGAGGTCGACGCTGCCTGTGGCAATCTGGGTCCAAATATCTTCATCGGAGGACGCATTTCCGACGGTACTGGGGTCGATGGTCTGGAGGCCCGTACCGATTTCCTCAGTGGCAGCCATACCGCCGTCTTTGCCTGTCTGTCCGGCTTTCCCCTGGGCATCGGCATTACAGCCGTCTTCCGGGATGTCTTCCGTCCGCTGCGTGACCCGGCGCACATGCTGGAACTCCAGCGTCGCCTTATAACAATACCCGTCTTCGGAGCGCCTCGGCATGGGAGCGCTGGTCATGACCATATCCGTATAGATGCCGTCGACGAGTTTGATGGTGACCGGTTCGCCTTTCTTCCAGATGTCCATAATAGCATCCATGACCCGGTTCAAGCTGTGGCGGCTCCCGCCTAATGCAGCCATGAACCAAGTGACCGGCGTCGGTGTGAACAATACTTCGAGAGTCAGCTTCATTGGCTTGCGGATACAATGGTCTGAAATGGAAAAACCGTCCTCTACTGGAAACTGCGTGACCTCCGACTCGAACGTCGTGACTCGCGACAGAATGACGTCACATTCGAGCATATCGCCAATCTGTGCCGGTTGCGTCAGCTTCGGAAGTACGCCCGTATTACTGCGTGGCATGAAGCCAGAACCGCCGGCTAATCCGCCTGCCAGGCTGGTGCCGATATTGCTGATATTACTACCACTCATAAATGCCATACTGCTCACCTCTTATCCATACGGCGAGAAATTCGTACCGCTAGCAAATCCAATCGCATCCTGAACCGTGCCAACGCTTAATTGATAATTATTGGTATTAGAATAACTGTTCCCGGTCGGGATGACTCGGTTCGCAAAACGTTCCAGCGCCGACCCTTCGGCACTAATCTGCCCGCCCATGCCTAAAAAGTCCTTGGCTTTATTGATGAGGCTTGCCAGCCCATCAGCACACCATTGAATAAATTCGCCAACCTTTTGCAAAGCGGATGCGACGGTGTCGATTAAAGCCGCAGCGCCACGAAATACATAGCCGGCAATTCTGAAGAAACCGCCGAGTGCGGCTACGATGACGCCGCCCACGACTTCGGCCACCATTTTCAACGGGGGGATTAGGGCGGTAATGAACGGCTGTATCCGCTCCCAGGCGTCGGCTAAGAACGCAAGTCCCTGTTTCATCATCTCAAGTCCAGGGCTGAAAGCAGCCATGACTTCATCCCAGTGATTCTTGACGAAATAGATGGCTGCCGCAATCGCTGCAATGACCGCCACGACAGGCCAACCAGCCGCTGCAATGAATCCAATGGCGCCGGAGATGGCACCAAACACACCGGAAATGACGCCAGCCACGGCACTTACAACAGCTCCAACAGCAGAAAAGACGCCGGCCAGGACGCCGACGGCCCCTGCAATCAGAATGGTTTTCGTGATGAGGTTGTCGATGCCCGTGGCCTCACCGATTTGGTTGAGCAGATTGTAGACGGTCTTTAAGGCATCGCCGATAGCGACGATATATGGATGGGCTTCCTTCGCTTTCTCAAAGGCGGCCATCGAGTCGGCCGTATCTCCCGGTCCCGACATAATCGTGACGATGTCGTTCATACCCTGGGAAATCTCTTTAAATACCTGGCTCAGACTGGTAGCGATGTCGGAAAACACCCCTGTGCCCTGTTCGATGCGCAGAATGAATATTTTCCACGAGTTGCTGGCCTGGGTCAATGCCTGGCCGATAGTGAGCGGAATACCTTTAAATTCGGAATCAATCGCTGCCCCACTGGCCAAGATGGCGTCGATGACCATATCAGACGTTAATTGCCCCTGCTTACCCATATCTTTCAGGGCTGCTTGAGGAACGCCTATAGATTCGGCCATATGCTGCATGAGCAGGCTGGCATTTTCATCTAGGGAATGGAGCTCATCACCTTGAAGAACCCCAGAGCCTAGTGCCTGGCCTAACTGCAAGATAGAAGCTTTTGCCTGCTCCGTCGTGGCACCGCCTAGCGTGAGGGCTTTAGATACAATATCCGTAGTCCTCATGGCGTCCTCTTGCGACCGTCCCATCTGCTTGCAGGCCCGGGCCGTACTGAAATAGAGGTCACCCATTTCCGCTAGGGCGCTGCGGTTATTCTGGGATAAATCGTATAACTGCGTTTCTACGCTGCGCCGTTCCTCTTCGCTCGACGTGACGGAACGGAGACGGCCGTCCAGGCTCATCATTTCATCGGCCGTGTTCTTGATGGCACTAATGGAGAAGGCGGCGGCCATCGCTCCTGCCAGTGGCCCCAGGGAACCCATGAGGCTGTTGACGGATGACTTGATGCGGGAAATGCCCATCTCAGCCTTGGTAGCAGATGCGGCCATATTCGCCGCACTGTTGCCAAACATACGACTGGCCATCGAACTAACCCCACCGATACCGCCGAGGCTGCGCTTGAGGCGGGAAATACCATTATTGGCCGCATCCAGGCTGCCCCGATTGACAGCAAACGATATTTTGGTAATCAGTTCACGGACGACCATGGCGCCCACCTCCTTCTGGCTTGTCATACTTCTTCAGGTTCGCGTACTCAATATCACTCTTCATGTCGAGATAATGCGTCATCCCGACAAGGTCGGCCAGGGTCACCAGGCCGCTTTTCAGCTCCGTCATGGTGACCATGCCCGCATCCAATACGCGGTAAATGAAGGTCATTTTCGTGAACTCTTCGGAACATTCGCCTGGAATGACTGCTTCAGCCCTCGCAACGTTCCGAGGACTCCAGTCGGGACGCTCGAGAGCTTGGAAAAATCCAGATAGTTGATTTTAAATACCTGGACCATCAATACGATCATGTCGAAAATGCGGCCGCTATAGACCTCATTGACGGCGCTTTCATCGAGCTGCTGGAAGTCTTTCGTGTGAAGCGGTGCGACGCTGACATAATCCGGGTCCAATAGCATGGCAGATACCTTTTCCAGCGTGTCGCCGTCCATGCTGCGGGCCAGCCCGTTCAAGGCGTCGGCCACGGTGTTGCCGATAAAGATGACGTTGTTCGTGTCCTGGTCCAGCGTTTCCGGCTTGATGCCGCCAATAGCGCCGCCAAGGGCCGGGGCAAGCACCTTCTGGAGCTCGCCCAGCACTTTCATGGCGTGGAACGGCGGGAACTGCCGGATAGCAAAGGTATACTGGCCCTGGTCCCACTTCTTCGTTTCGCCACCCTGATAAATGATGCTCATATTTTAGCCTCCTCGTTAATCGTTGCCGCCGATAACCGGGTCGTTTACCTGGCCGGTATTGAACGTCCAGTCCTGGTTGTCGATTTTACGGCCCCGTTTCGATTCAGGTAAGTTCTGTACCCAGGCCTGTTTGGCAAAGAACAGCGTCGAGCCGCTGAGGTCCTTGATGGTCAACGGGAGCATATAGCTGCCCGTTCTTCTATCCTTGTTGTAACATTCGCTCAAGTAGTCGTTGCTCTTCGAGGATGTAGCCAGGCTGACCTTGACCTCGAACGTGCGGTTCGGGTCGACGCTTCGCCCGACTTCGCCGTCAGCGCCGCTATAGATCTGCATACCATCGCCCAGCGGATTAATGGTAATCATGTCATCCTCAGCAAAGCCCGTGAGCTGTCGGCCACCGTAGATGATAATGTTTTTCTTAGGGTCGTACGTCAATACGTCAGACATTTGTTAATCCACCTCCTATGCGCTTTCCAACAGATTATCGTAGGTAAAGGAACCGTTGATTTTGACGGCGTGGATAGCGCCGGCCAGGCGGGCCGTGAACTTCACGTCCTTCAGGACACGGCTGGCCTTCTGGTTGGCCGTGATGCTCGACGACAGCGGCACGTCGACGGTATAGCCCACGTTCTTGTTCCCGTCTTTATCGTATTCCGTCGGGGCGATGCCGCCGGCGGCCTGCCCGTCTTCCAGGGCTTTACGCAGTACCGTTTCCACCATGGCGATACCTACGTCGGTATAAGGTACTTTATCCGAGTTGATGAGCAGATAGAATTCGTTGGTACGGATTTCTTCCTGGAGCCAGTCGCGGAAGCGGATGACATCGATCCATTCGCCGGCGGCCACCTTCCCATTCTGGGTAATGGATACGTTGCGGAATTTCTCGAACGTGTTCCCGTTCTTCTTGGTGATGGCGTTGTATTCGGTTTCCGTGAGATTGTCGGCCGTAATCGCCGCCAGTTTCTTGTTCGCCCAGGTTTCGCCGCCCGGGTCGATAGCAAAGCAGCGGGCCATGACAGCCGCTTCCGGATATTCGTCCGTAGCGTTGGCATGATACCAGACAGCCGTGCGGTAATAGTTCTTGCTCTGGAGCTGTGCCATGATGTCCGTCGTAGACGAGGCGTCTTTCGCCTTGTCGTCTCCGGTAGCCGTCATGAACAGCTTCATATGCGTTTCGGTCCATTCGGCCATAGCCAATACGTTGGCTTCCGTCCGGTCGGCCAGGACGATGCCATAAAAGTCATCGTCTTCCGAACGGATAGCTGCCAAGGCCGTGGCCAGGTCTTCCTCGCCGTTCCACTTGCCGACCTTGACCTGCGTCGGGCTGGGAATCTGCGAGAAGCAGGCCGAAACGGCTTTATAGATGGCGTCCGTCGTCTGGAACCCGTCATCGACAAGCTGGTCGGTATCGGTATAGGTCAATACGCGGCTCGAACCGTGCGTATGTTTCCCGATGACCATGACCGTGCTGAAGCCGAGCTTGCTGATGCCGGTCGTATTCAAGGCGATCTGGACGTTTACAATGCGGTCAATGTTCGCCATTTAACAGTCCTCCTTAATTCGTGGTGCCGTCTACTTTGACGGTATCGATGTAATAATCATTCGTGTCCGGCTCTGTCGTGCCGCCAGAACCGGTATTCCCGGTATCGGGTCCCGTGTCTCCGCTTCCACTGCTCCCGGGACTGTCCGGATCAGACGGGATAGTCGTCGTATCTGGCTGGCTCTTGGGGAGCTGGCTTTCAATGACGACCGATTCGATGTAGCCCGGTTCGTCGTCGACGTCGTGGTTATAGCGGATATACAGGTCGATATTTGCCCGTTCATCCCAGGTCTGCGACTCTAAGAGCGCCGACAGGTCGGTGATGTTGTTCGTGTCATACACGACGACAGCCGCCGCAAAGCAACGGTCGGCAATCGTCGGGCGCTCGAACCCACGGGCCAGCGTCTCCAGGTGTTCCAGGGCATCCGGTCCGAAATACTGCACGGCCAGCGTCGCCGATGTCGGGACCCGGACGTCGTATGTCCCCGGCCCTGTCGGGCGCAGTTCCTCGCTGGCTTCCCCATGGACGCCGTAGAACTGGAGCGTCGCAAAGGGGCGCTTGATGCGGGGCATGTTCTGGTTGACCCAGACGACCTGTTTGCCGGGAAGCCCCAGCAACTCAGCAATAATGCCATGCAGGAAATCCATTTTGTCACGTGTCGTCATCGGTCAGCACCTCCTTGGCATAAGCCCGGTAATGACTGATGACGCCATTCTGATAGGCGTCGCACTGCGTAACCAAGAAGCGGCGCCCCAGATGCCGCACGACGTCGGCCTTGGTAGCCTCTCCCTGCCCGCTGGCCGCACTTTGTGGGATAAGCGGGGTATCCGTATAGATTTTGACGTACGACACGTTACGGGCGCCGTCTGGGGCAACTATCGTTGATTGTTCGCGGATACTCAACGGTTGAACACTGGCTTGAATGGTCAGCGTGGTCGTCGTGCCTTTCTGGTATCGGCCGTTATCGTCGATAGTGCCCAGGCTGGTGCGCTCGATGGTGACGGGCCTTCTGAATCCCATACTATCAGTCCTCCACTTTATGGCTTACGCTGTTACGCATACGGCCGGTGTCAATCAGCGGCTGGGACGAGCCTTTCTGCTTGATGGTGTTCGGTGCATTGGGGACGAAATGGCCGCGGCCAATGGTCGCTTTCATGTCGCCTTCGGCCTTGTTGCCGAGAATCTCCAGCGCCTGATGCGGGTCCATCCCGTGGGCCACCCGGTCCTCAAGCCGGGCCGCCATGCTCCCCCAGGCCCATCGGTTGTTGTCCGTCGTCTGACGGACAAAGGGACGGGCTGGAATGTGCTGCGTGCCAAATTCGTTATAGGTGGCGACTTCGACGAGGCTGGCCCCGTCTTTCTCGCTGCCTGCATCGGCCATGATGCCGACTTTGACCGTCCCTTCCAGACGGCTCAAGTTGGTAATGATGGTCTGATACCCCATATCCTTATCAATGACGCTCATAGTCTCACCCCATTCGTGTGCGGACCGGCACGATGACCAGTTTCAATAACTGCAGGTAGGCTTTCCCGTATACGGTCTTATTGAGCAGGTCGTTGCCAGCTCCGCCCGTATTGGCCGCCCCGTAGGAGCGGGAAAGGTCGCCTTCGCTTTCGCTGACGATGCCGCCGGACGTCAGCGTCGCGCTCATGCCGCCACTATTGGCCGTTTCAGCCCGCAGCGTCAGCAGGTGCGCCGTATAATCAGCCAGGGCCACGGGGTAGAATTTCCCGAACTTTTTCTCACTCACGAACAGCTTGGCCAGGTCCATGACCTGCAGGACGTCGCTGTCGTTCATCGTGGTGAATTCAGGGGCTACCGTGTAGACCGTGTTCAGCAGGTCCGCATCACTTACAGCACTCATTTCGCGGCCTCAATGGCTGCCATAATGTCCTCTTTGGTCGAGGCATTTCCCAGGTCGATGCCCTTTTCCTTCGCGTAGGCCTGGAGTTCCTCGATGGTCTTAGCAGCCAGATCTTTTTCGGCTTCTGCAGCGGCGGCCTTGGTCAGTGTCTCGATGTCGCCACTATCCAGCATGGCGGCAATACCGGGATACATTTTCTTGACATCGGATAATTTCCCGTCAACCGTCGTCGGTTTCAGCGGAATGAGCAGCGTGCCGCCGAACAGGACGGCACGGCTCGTTTTATTTAACAGAATCATTGGGACCTCCCCTTTCTACTAACAGCCCTGGGCTTTGACAAAGGCCATCGGCATGGTGACCGTAACGCCGGCCGCTTCGGCCACGCAATCGATGACGTATTCGAGGTTGCGGTACTGCACGGGCTGCTGGTCGAAACGGGTCGGGATTTCCAAGCGGATGTACATCGGGTCGAAATAACCAGCGACGACCATATCCGAGCCGTCGGTGCCGGCGCCTTTGAGTTCGCCGACCTTCATCCAGCGAGTAATTTCCGGGTGCAGACTCTGCAAGAAGCGGAGCACCGTCGTACCCTGTGCGTCATCGATGCGGGTTTCCGCCAAGGCCCGATAGACGGCCGGGGCCATCAATACCGTATTGGCCTGTTCTACTTCATTCGTAGCGGTCGGGATGGCGTCGATGATGTCGTTCATGTCGCGGATCATCTTGTCATAGGTCTTCGTGGTGAAGGCTGTCTTGGAGCCCGTGCCGTCGGCCGGCAGGGAAATCGTCGAAATGTTTTCATTATCAAGGAAGCCCGTGATGTGGTGGGCCTTATCCCCGTTCCAGGCGATCTTGTTCAGCTTGAGGTCGATGCCACGGCGGGCCTGCTGGGCACGAAGGGCGCTCAAGGGGATATTTGCGAACTGGGCGTTCTTGACTTCACGGTAGTTATACCCGTATGCGTCGCCGATAGAGAAGACCTTGACGGCCTGTTCCTTGGCGACAACATCAACACGAGGCAGGGCGTCGGCATAGTTGCTGATGATTTCAGCCATGCCGACAGCATCATAGATGTATTGGACGGCGCTTTCAGCCCCGGCCGGAATGTCCGTCTGTGCCGGGAATACCTGGAAGGCGTTCATGGGGGCCTTCTTGACGGTCAATGTCTGGGCGCGGATATGGGTCAGCTGGCGGGCCAGGAATACGCTCGTAGCTTCGTCCATATTGGCCACGTTCTGCAAATATCTGGCTTCTTTTTCATCATAATGGGTCATGGTCATGTTGTTCATACCTCCTATTTATAAGCGGATGCGGATGCGGACGACGTCGCCTTTAGCCCCGGAATTGAGGAACGTAATGCCTGGCAGGGTGTTCGTACCGCCCGATTTCGTAAAGACAACCGTACCATCATCAATGGCAATATCAGCTTTATCGCCCGGCTGCACGTCGCCGCCGGCGGTAACGTATACGTCGCCGCTGGTCATGACGTCGACAGCGGTACCGGCCGGATAGCAGCCGATTTCCGGGTCGTAATGTTTATGCAAAGCGATACCGATGACCTTCGGCCCGTCGTTGGCAGCCGTCACGGATTTGACCGTACCTTCTTCGGTGCCACGGAGCACGGCGTCGCCCGGCATGACGGACGATTCAGCAGCATAGCTGTCTACGACATCGACCGTCGTATCGGCTTTCATCCCGGCGATACCGGGGCGGTCTTCGTTGCCGTACCATGTAAAAAGTTTGTTCTGTGCCATAATTATTTAACCTCCTTCATCCATGCGTCTGCTTCGTCTTTGCGCAGCTGTTCCATAGCCTCGGCCACAGTCAGATCTTCGTCGTCGTTTTTCTTTTCTTTCGGCTGGTTGATGGTCTTGACCTGGCTGGCGATGCCGTCCGCCTTGTCGGATTTGGCTTCCTGCTTCGTGTCTTTCACAAGGTCATAAGCAGCGTTGATGTATTCGTCGCTCTTATTTTCCAGGTCGAAATCGTCGCCGTGTACCTTCTTGATGACTGCTTTCTTGATGTCCTGGACGGTCATCTTTTCGGCGTCTTTGATGCCGAATGCGTCGGCCCGCTTCAATACGGCGACGCGGTCGCTGACAGCTTGGTCAAAAGCGGCTTTCGCTTTTTCTTCGGCCTGCTTGGCGTCTTCCTTTGCTTTTTTCAAATCCGAAACAGCGGCGTCGTACTTGGCTTGCAAGGTATCCATTTCAGCTTTCTGTTTCTTATGGTCTTCACGCAGCTGGTCAACGTATACGGCGACTTCCGGCGCCGCATCGTATTCGATACCATTGTCGAGTCTTACTTTTTTCATTGTCTTCGTTCCTCCTGTCGTATCTTGGTGCTCCTCAAAATCCATTTCCTGGTCCCCGTCCATGTTCAGCCTGGCAATACCGGCCCGGCCTTTGGGAACCACGGCCACATGGTTATAGCGGATGTGCCGCTGAATGGCGTCATAAGGCTGTCCATCCGGCGTCACGCCCGGGGTTTCCTCTAAGTCGAGATTGTACCCGCAGGAAAGTTCGCGGGCCTCGGTCGGCAGCTGATAAATGACTACATCGGCCACGATGTTGTTGTTATCCTGTCTGCCCGGGGAAAGGACTGTACCGATAGGCTGAATGATATTGCTGTTGTCACTCGTCACCATGCCCTGGTGGCCCATCGTGATGGGTTTCCCCTGTAGCGAGTTCAAGGAATCCGCGTTAAAGGCTTCTTCCGGCGGCCGGTATTCCCGCCGGGTACTTCCGTCCGGGTTACGGTACTCTAAGATGCCCGTACGGCCGACGATAGGTTTATCACGGATGAACCCCTCGTCGGTCTTCGTCGCATGAATCGCTACCCTGTCATATCGAATCATGTTTCTCACCCCCTTTCCAGGTACGCGTCACAGTCGTCCATGATGTCAAAGGTCTCATTGACGGTAGAGAACCTTACATCGTCCTGCCGTATCAGAATCTTGTAAGGCAGGCCGGTGATACGCTCTTTCTTGGCTATCGGTTCATATACCTCGTATCCTTTCCAGGAGCAGAGGTGTTCAGCCCCATCGTATCCGTGATAGACGGCGAATTCGTTGGCCATGTCGTTCGTATCGGTCATTTTTTCCTCTTTTCCAGAACGTCGTTGACGATCTTCACGTTGAACGCCTTGTCATCGACCCGCAGGAGCCGGGGCGGCGTATAAACCGTAATGCCGTAGAAGGTCCGCTTGAAGCGGACCCGCTTGAAATAGCGCTGTATTTCCTTGTCCCCGGTATAGGCCCGGTCGAGCTGGGGATCATACATGACCAGGTTGCCCGCTTTATCCTGGTGAATGCAAACAATATGGCCGATGCTGCCACGGCCTTTCCAGGCGAATTCGATGGTATAGCGGCCTTTCGGGTCCAGTATGCGGTGCAGCCAGGAAGCCAGCTGTTTCGGCGTATGTACGGTCTTGTCAAGGATATAGGCCGGGGCTTCCCCGGTTTCCGGGTCCAGCCAGGCCAGGTTGGTCTTGTGGGACAACCGTTCCGTCGTGCCGCCGGCCTCGAACCCTTTGGCGATGACGTCATAGCCACGGCGCCGGGCCTCGTAATCGACGACACAGGTCTGGCAGTTGTTCCGGTATGCCTCGCTGAAGTTCACCCGCGGATTGACGTTCCCGCTGTCCGCTTCGGCGTGTGTCATCTCTTTGCCCCGTGAAGCCCCGCCCAACGTTTTGGGGTATAAGCCGTTCGCGTTTCCTTCTTCCTCACCTTGTGGCGGCGCTGAGGTAAGTTTTTTCACTGTCAGCGAAATGAAGGTCCCCGCCTTGGTCCGGATGGGGATGGTATCGACGTCGATGACCGGAAGGGCCACACAACGGCACCGTATCGGTATCCCCGGATGTCCATCAGGTGGCGGAGCGTTCCAGGCGAATTTCTTCCCCTGCCTCGTGCGATGCCATGGCCGTACCCGGGAATCGTGGGCCGTCTCCCAGAGGTAGTGAGTGATGCCGGCCTGTTCCTGCCGGTACTGGCTCATGCGCCCGTGTAATTTGCCTATCTGGTCGGTCGCAATCAGTACGGCCCGGTTCGTCTCATTGTGGGCGATATCCTGAATGGCCTCGGCCAGGAACTTGGTGAGCGCGGCCGCATTGCTGTTATAGATGATAGCGTCGTTTAACCGCTGCTTGATGTGTGCCAGCGTCTCTCCGTCGATGCTCCGTATGAGGTCGAGGTTCTGGTCTACCCAGGCCCGCTTGAGTTCCTCCAGGTCCGGGGCGGCCGCATCCTGCCGCCCTACATCTGTGACGGGCTGGCTCTTTAGCGGCCCAGGGAGAAGCGGCGCCGAAAGGGAAAATACGCTCCGGAATTCGGCGTCTGTCTCTTTCTCCGTATGAGTTTCTACCAGGCGGGCCATTTTCTGCATGGTTCCCGTTAGGACGTCGGGTGATTCCATAGCCTGGGCCATCTGGTCGATGACTAAGTTAATGTGCCCCGTCGTGTTGGACGATTGCAGGGCCGCTTTCATCTCCGGGATGAAGGCCGACGCTACTTTCATCTTACGAGCTACATAGGCCGCAAGCAGTTTGGCATAATCCCGTTCCAGCCCCATGGGGTATCTGATTTTACGCTTCGGAACGATTTCCTTTGTCATTCATGGATTCCCCCTTGGGTGGTGTGCTGTGGGCTTCTTCGATGACCTTATCGAGGCTCCGGTCCAACTTGTAGAAGTCCCCTTCATCGAGCTTGTCCCGTACCTCCTGTGTATCGAGGGCCCCAATAGATACATATTGCGCCGCTGTGGCCGCATCGCGGGCCCGGGCTTCGGCTTCGGCCATCTTCGTATCGGCCTCTTCTTTCGCCGATGGGCTCCACAACTTCCCGAATTCGATAGTATATTCATCGGGCAGGTTCAGCGGCACGTCATGGGCCAGGCTGAGAAGATGCAGCAGGCGGTTGATTTTCGGTTTTAACGTACGCTGGCGGATGCGGTCGACCATGTTGTAATAGTTCTCCAGGTCGCTGTCCCCGGTAGCATCCAGCCCGCCCGGGCTTTGCCCCATAAGGACCGTGATGGGAATATCGGCTGCCGCCGACAGTGCCGTCTCGAATTTATCCACCATTTCACAAAGGCCGCTCATCGTGATGGTCTCGATGTTATATTCGTCTTCCGTGTCGAGGGCGATGGTGTTCATCATGCCCCGGGCCATGTCGATGAGCTGTAGCCTTTTCTGGATGATTTTCTCGCCTTCGTCGGCGCTCAGTACGTTGCCCATGCCGGACAACTTCAATACCGACTGGCTCATGCGTTCCATGGCCATCAGGGAAAATTCCTGGGATGACACGAACCGCATCAGATTATCGCGTACCTGCTCCATGATGGAACCGCCCCAGCCGTTGCGCTGGCGCCGTTCCCGGTTGCTGATGAGCGACCCGTCAAAAACGAGCAGGCGGCTCTCATGCACCGAGAAAGCCCCGCCGTTATAGCCTACGATGGTATAGGTTTCCGGCTTCCCGTATAAAGGATGGTTCGGGTCTTGGTAATCATATTCCGGCGTGACGTCCTGGGCGTCATAGACGACCAGTTTCCGGATGCCCTTGATGGTGTTTTCGTTCAGTGGGTCTTGCAATTCCCCGCCGTCATCGATCAGCATGAGCACGACGCCCCCACCATACAGGCGGTCCCAGCATAGGGCTTTGGAAAAGACGCTCTGGAAATTCAGATCTTCCAAGATGGATTGTACGGCCTTATTCTGTTCCAGCTCACTGTCTCCGTCGCTCAGCGTAAAGCCGGCCCGAACGGCGTCATTGGCCGGAATCTTGATAATTTTCTGGGCGATACCGTTATACGTGAACAGTTCTTCATATTCATGCCATCGGGCAGCAATGTTCTCCATTTGCCCACTATGAAAATAAGTATGTGTGAACGGGTCCCGCCGCCTGGTCCCATATCCCAGGAAGGCGTTAAAGAACCCGTCGCTTCGAATGTCAGTCATAGTTTTGATGCTCCTTATGAAATCAGCGCTTTCCAGTCGTTAGCTTTGGCCACGGCATTAAAGGCGTCATCGGCCGCATCCACCTGGTCGTCATGCTGGGCCAGGGGAAAGCCTTCGAGTTCATCGAGGAACTTGTCGTTCCAGTCGCCTTCGAGCAGCAGGACGTTGCCATTCTGCCATTGCGAGGCCAGCGGTTCGGCACGGGTTTCCTTGTCGCCGCTGACCGTGTGGCACTCGATGCCATACCCTGCCAGTTCCCGGATGTAGCTGAGGGCCTGATCTTTGCCGGCCTGCCCCGGGTCCTGTGGAATCAGAATCTTATTGCAGCCGTACATGCTCCGGTCGAGTTTGGCCGTGTTCTTCACCAGTTTCCGGACATCGGACGAGATGAAGGCTTTACGTACGACGTCGAGGAAAATATACTGGCCGCTTCGCAGTCGGGCACACAGGGCGCCGACCGTGCGGTCCGGGTCCTTGCTGTTCGGCGTGATTTCCGTTGCCGCCAAGTCCCAGGCGCGGGCAATGGCGACGATTTTATCGGGAATCGTCTTGACGATCTTCGTCTGTTCCCGCTTGAAATACATGCCGCCGGATGGCCGTATCTTCCAGTTGCCGTATAACAGCCGTTCCTTTTCGACTTCCGGCAGGGCGTTGAGGCTGGCCAGGTATTCCGGGTTCGCCTTCAGCAGTACCTTGTTGTCTTTGATGGATGAGGCGATGAACGATACGCTCTTTACCGCGTCTTTCCCGTATTTGTCTTCCAGGGCCTTGCGGTCATCGTTCCAGATGATTTCCCCGCTGATGCGGACGAAATAACGAATCTTGCCAGACCGTTCCTGTATGGGGTAGCCCGTATCCGGGTCAATCCACCAGGAAATGAAGTCAGCGACCCAGGAGTCGGCATCCGGGTTGCACGTCGCCCGAATGTAGGGCCGTACCCTGCACGTCGTCCGGTTACGGGACAGCATGTAGAAAAACTGGCTCTCGCTGAAATGGGTCAGCTCATCAAAAGCGATAAGCGGTATCTGCGACCCCTGCCAGCCGAGAACGTCTTTTTCATATTGCAGATGGCGGAACGAGATTTTCGCCCCACTGGGAAAGGTGCACATGAGTGCCGGCACTTTCTTGAATACCGCTCCCAGGGGATAGTAAATAGCTAAGGCCGTATCGTATAGCCCACCTTCGGTGGTGATCTGTGTCGCCTGTTTACGGAAGATGACGGCCCCGAAATTGGGATTGTCCACATGACGCAAACATTCCATCAATAGCGCGTACGTTTTGCCACCGCCGGCGGCGCCGCCATATATCGCAATGTCTGCGGGGCAGGAAAGAAAGGTTTCCTGCGGCCCTGGCTGTGGTTTGATAATCATTTCTTGTCACCATCCCGCCCGTTATCGGGCAAATAGACCTGTACCGCCGTGGCCGAAACGGCTCCGTCGTGGTGCATCTCGACGTTGGTAGATTCCGTCGGGGCGCCTACGCAAAGCCGTTCGTATTTCATGAGCTGCAACAGGTAATTCATGAGCGTGTCGTACTCTTCATCGCTGATGTCTTTATTCTGCAAGACTTTCAGGATGCGGCCCTCTGCAAATTTAGTAATCTGCAAATGGCGCTGCACCACCTTGAGACGCTCCCTGGCCAGTTCTTCCATTTCCAAGTTGAATTGGTACGAATCATAGGCTTCGGACCGCTCTATCCAGTTGTATTTCTTTTTCCAGATCTTGATGGCGGCGATGGTTTTCTTTCCCGTTTTGCGCGCCACATTCGCCATCGTTCGGTCTTCCAGTTCCAGGAATGCCTTGAACGCCTGGTACGCTTTATCGGTCTCGCCGGGAAGCCGGTTCCAAGCCTTGTCAGCCATGGCAGCCCCTCCTTACTATGTATTATTTTTCTTTACTTTTTCTTTAATTATGATATAATAATAGTGTGTACAAATTTCATAGCGAGGTGATACTATGGCCGAAAAAGTTCTGATCAATCTAAAAATCGACAAGGCCGTCAAAGAGGCGTTCGCGGCTCTTTGTAAATCAAAAGGCGCCACAGTCTCCGGCGAAATAAAACGATTTATCTACGCCGAGGTCAACGCTGCCAAGAAGGGGGGCCAACTATGAAAGCGTTGTCGCTGCACCCGTTTTACGCCGTCGACATTGCCTGCGGCGACAAGACCGATGAATTTAGATCCTGGCAGACGCCCTACCGGGGCGATCTGCTGATTTGTAGCAGCCAGTACAACGACGGGCCTCTATTCCCCCGGGGCTACGCGCTTTGTATCGTCGAGCTCTATGGCATCGACAAAGGGCAAAAAGGTTATAGCTGGCATCTGCGCAACCTGCGCCCCATTGTGCCCTTCAAAGTCAAAGGAAAATTACATCTGTTCGAGGTGGATGACCATCTTATCGAGCCCATCGTCTGTGATGTTCCCTGCACGGAAGACATTCTCTATCAGCTATGGGAGGAGATGGGCATCGTGACGCTTGACTAAAGTTTTTTGAGCTTGTCTGCCGTGACGAATTCCTCATAAATGGGTACGCCCATTTTCTTCATGAGGGCCGTTCGCTGGGATTCGTCCTCGCAGATGACCGTAAAATAAAAAGACGCTGAGTTTTCGGCGTCTTTTTGTTTATTCATCTGCTTGCGTTCGTCTTTGATTTCGTCGAGCGTGTCTTTCGTCTCTTCCGCTTCCTCACTGTCGGCTACCAATTTCCCGATTTCCCCGCCGTTTTCCCCGAATACGATATCCAGGTCGCTGTCAGAAAAGCCGAGCTGGTCCAGGTCGGGCGCCTCGAACTGCATGTCACGCAGGGCGTCATAGTCGAATTCACCCATCATCGACTGGTTGTTCAGCTGAACGTTCAAGATCTTTTCGTCTTTTTCTGAAAGATGAACGACCGACACGGTCAGGGTATAATCGTTATCCGGATATTTATACATTTCATCCAGGATAGACAGCCGTTGATGGCCGCTAACCAGGACGCCCGTCGTTTCATTCCAGACGAGCGGCTGCACCAGGCCGAACTTTTTCAGCCCTTTCTTGAGCCGCTTCCGGGCTTCGTCGGTAATCGTCCTCGGATTGTAGGCCGCCAGTTTGATTTGGCTGCGCTTTATTTTCTTGATTTCATATGCTTCCATTTGTTTCTTATTTGCCATAATGCTCATACCTCACGACCGCCGCTTCTATCAAAGGGAAGACACGGCGGATTTTTTCATAATCCGAGGGGAACGCCTGCTTGATTTTATACAGTTCCCTGCCTTGCAGGCCCCGGAAGGAAAAGCCGAGTACCCGGTTCTCCAGGGATAGTGGCAAATGGCGCATTTTCACATAGCTGAGTACCTGCGCCTTATTCCAGTAAGCCAATGGGTAGATACGCCCACGCTTGCGGTCTATGGCGCCGCTTCGCTTCATCATCGCATTGCGGACGATGCTGTCGGCCATGCGTTCGCCGCCGGCAATCCAATAGATCCCCGTGCGGTTCCTCAAGTATGCGTAAATGTCCTTGGTCTTTATCTTGGGGACGGTATAATCTGGCATGCGGAACGAGCCATCACGCATGAAGTCACTCAGCATGAAGTGAGGGATGCGGATGATAGGGACGCCGTACCGCTTTTCGTAATATCTCAAGGTCCGCTCCTGGAACTCCAGTCCCTTCACGATATACATGAAATAAGGCTGCACGACCGGAAAGAAGCGGGCACAGACGTCGAGCGTGGCGACGCTGTCTTTCCCGCCGGATAACCCTACCAATACTTTATTTGTCAATTTACTCGCCGTTCGTGCAACCTCAAACATACTGCTTAGCCTCCCTGTCCGCCGTTCGATTTTCTACGATAGGTGTTACGGATTGCCCGGCGGCGCGACGTCGTGTTCACTTTACGGCGGTTGACGCCCGTTGTCCGGTTGATGCGCTTCTGAATATCCGATGTGGTTGTTGCCATAGAATCACCCCCTTTCAGGCTAAAATAAGCCGTTTAATTATATACTCGTTGTATACTTTTTCTTGTATAAAAAAAGAGCCGTCACAACAGACGACTCTCTCTATTCATATTGGGGGATAGGAAGGACTCGAACCCTCGATGCCTGGAGGCCCCATGGCGGACATACCTAACAACCAACTATCCCAGGTCGGACGATTCCGGGGGTATGCCTGTTCAGCGCGACAGACACACACTACTATTGTACACCCGGCCACGTCCATGTTGTGCGCCGTTAGATTGCCTATCACTAAGAACAAAGCGCACATTGTAGAGACGGGACTGATACCGCGCAATGACCGAACGGCGGCATCTGGTCCCCGTCCCCGATACTGTCATTATAGCACGCAAAGCTTGTCATGTGGTGCTACGAATGTGCTACAAAAGTGCTATGAATGTGCCACAGCTTTTCAGTTATCCACAATCATTGTGTATCCTGCGTGAATAACTCCATGGAGATGGGGATATCGCCAGGCCCCAGCATCATGTCCGCCATCAGGCTGAGGATGTGGTCGATGCGCCGGCGGCAGTAACTCGGGGAGCAGTGGGCCGTCCGGGCCGTCACGTTCCAGGGGTAGTGATTGATGCAGCGGCTCACGATGATATTACGGTCGGTAACGGTCAGGGCGTCGAGTGTCCGGTCGACACGCAGCAGAATCGGCTCCAGTTCGTTGATGCGGCACTGTAATTCCGTAATGCGCTCTAAGGCCCGCTCATTGGCGAAATAGGCCCGTTCCTCGGGGCTCAGATTATTCGCCCCGCCTCCCGGGGTTGGCGAATAGCCAGGCACTTTGGGCGCCGGCATGGCTTCTATCTGAGCTTTCTTGTCAGCGATCTCCTCTTTGAGGTTCTTGATATATACCGCCGTCCGGTGATAGCGGTGCAGCAGGCCCTTGACCTGCTCAATGCGATCATTCGTTTCCATTTTCCCGGTCCTCCTTCATCCAATAGCTGCCCTTGTGATAAGCATTGCGCCGAATGGCCCGCCTAAAAGACTCCTCGGCGGCCTGTTTCCGGCTCCTCATACAGCTTCGTTCGTCGTTGCACTTCCGGACCCTTTGCCCGAATTCGTCCTGGAACCAATGCCAGCCGGAACGAGGAAGGGGCCGCCCGCAAAACGCGCAGCGGCTCCGGTGCGGGACGAGGGTCCCAGGATTTAGTTCCGGCTCCCGGCTCCAGGGCATCAATGGCGGTTTTCGTCTCCGCCGTCTGTTTTTGCGCCCCATGTCCGTTATAAGCCTCCTATCGGTTTGCACACAATAAAGTAATCGCGAGGACCACCCAGAACGTCAGGCAGGCCCCATAGAACGAATATTTGACAATGTCCCGCATCTTCTTACCGCCTCCTCCCGCGAATCTTCTTGCAGGTGTAATGCATCCGCTTCCGGATCTTGAATATCGTGTCGGCCTGATAAGTCTCGATATCAGACTCAGAGCGCGTGTCACTGGCTTTCTTCCTTTTCGGTGCGTAGTGCTTGCGCTCTTCATCCGTCATCTGGTGAGACTGTACCGGCCCTGGTTTATACCAGTTCTCCATAGCCTCACCATCCTATTTAAAGATCATGACGAGCATCGTCACAAAGGCCGCCATGCATACGACGGCGTAAATGATGAGGCCCAGCCATACCGTTCGTTTTGTCATCCTGTCACCTCTATCGCTTCGGCGTCGAGGCTATCGGCGCCCAATACTGTACTTCTTTCATCGGGATGAGACGGGTTTCCCCGTCTACGAGCCAATGATCCTGGCAAAACACCCCGACGGCTTTAAATTCCCACTTCGTGCCGGCGTGCATCGCTACCAGCACCCGCTGCTTCGGAATCGGAAGCTGTTTATTTGCATCTACCCATCGCATTTCTCGTCACCTTCCTGTATTCATTTTCAATGCATCTTCTAATGACTTCTTCCGAATGTCTCTTCCACCACTTATAGGCTCCGATGCGCATGTACTTCATTTGCCGTTCCGGCGTCAATCTATCGACGCCCTTTCTCGGCCTGGCACGCCGAATAATAAGGTTCGGAAACGCAGGCGTGGGAATCGTCATGATACCGGCATCCGGATTCTTATCGGCCAGTACATTTAAAATATCAGTCTTTCGGCTTTCCCATAGCTCGTGGCTGAACGCATAGTAGAAATACTTGACATCCCGGTCGTCATGATAGTGTTTTTTCTCAAAATCATGAACAAAATCTTGATAGTCAAGCTTTATTTCCACTTCGGTCAAATATCCGCTTTTCGGCCGAAAATAAATCAAATCGGCTTCATACCAATTCCAGCCGCCAATCGGTACGCTGACGTTCGGGATGGAGACTACACTGAGGCCAAGCTGGTCTGCAATCAAGATCTGCGCTTCTCGTTCGGTCATTGCTCTGCATCACTCACTTTCTCCGGTTCCGGGGAAACCTCAATTTAATTTGTACTCAAACTTGACATAGGACCATTGCTACTGATTCGACAGTATCAAACTTCGTCATCAACCAGGCATTATCTGTTTTGCTAATTGTCTCAGTCACTAATTAACACCTCCTTCACTGTGCCACGTCTGTCACCACGGGAGTTAATAGAGCGTTTTGCATCTACTGTTTCAATTTTGAAACTCTTGTATAGCTCTCGAATCTCTTCGCAGTCACTATTTGATTGCAAGAAATGTATGCCCTGCTCACGCAATTTGACACATTCATCATGTAAGCGTACTTGCTCATCGTATCCGAAACCGCCTTGCGTATAGCCAGTAAATGCAGAGGTTGCAGTAATAGGCATATATGGCGGGTCTAAATACACAAATGCCCCTTTAGGTAGGTCTATTAAGCAATCCGCAAAATCACCCTCGCGCATTTCGATATTTGCATTGCAAAAATATCCATGCAGTGCACGAATGCCAACTTCGTTGACAATATTAGGATGTTTATATCGACCATATGGAACATTAAGCTGTCCAGCAGAATTCACACGAAAAAGCCCGTTGTAACAAGTCTTGTTTAGGTAAATAATGCGTGCAGCACGCTTGACATCTGACAAATTTTCAAACTCGGGCGTTCTATCTATACCTCGAACAAAGTAGAACCATTCGCTACCAGATTCGTCATTTTTCTTTTCGTGATTCTTGAGTTCTGCTATTAAAGCATCTGGGTTGTCTCTGACTACCCTATATACATTAATCAGCTCTTTGTTATAATCGTTGATTCGTACATATTGAGGCTGCCTGTCAAATAAGACCGCTCCTCCTCCAACAAACGGCTCGACATAATAGGGAATTCTTTTTGGTAGTCTTTTCTCTATTTCTTCCAAAAGTTGTCGTTTTCCGCCTACCCACTTTAGAATAGGTCGTACAAGTTTATTTTTTTTCAAAATACGCACCTCCTATCTTTGCTCGACGTTTGCTTGTAATGGCCCATGTCATTCATCCCCTTGATCTCGTAATTTTTCCAGCAACTTCGTGACTTTTTCAATTCGTTTCATGATGGCTTCTTTATTGGCAAGCGCCTCTTTACGTTTCCTGAAGCAGTTACCGACTGCGATATTCAAAGCGTCTTTATTGGTATTGTTATTAAGGGTGCTATAGACGAGATTCTTATCATCAACGTAATAATAAGCTTCGCCTTTTGCCGGAATGAACGGCGCATGCATCGCCTGGGCCGCTCTTTCGATGGCCAGCTTGATGCCGATTTCCGGATTAAAAGCATCGTCTGGATGGCACTTCGCCACGCCAATGTAGTTCGTCTTGTTGCCGTCGTCGACGAATGTGACCTTGATTTTCCCGTTTGCGAACCACTTTATCGAGTTGGCCGTGTTCATCGGGAGTCCATATTTTTCCGCTTCCCGCAAAAATATTTCATTGATGTACTTCTGAAAATCTGCGCTGTTTTTCTGCCTGATGTCAAATTTTACCGTCTTACTATCAGTCATCGCGTTCCCTCCTATGCTAATCATTCTTTCTTCATGTAATCTGCTATGATTTCTAAAATCTTTTCTTTTCTCATTTTGATTTCTTTTTCGTGTTCTAACAAAATCGCTTTATTATTAAAGCAGTTTCCAATTACATCGTTCAAACGATCGATGAATTCATTATTGCATATCCGAGGTTCGGGCCCGTAATCCCCAATATAATAATAAGCATCATCTTTTTGGGGATGTAATGGCTTTTTTAATTCCTCAATCATCCGTTCGGAGGCTATCTTTACCCCTGTTTTAATGTCGAAGGTGTCATTCGGGTGGCATCTTGCACTACCATGTGCAACTACTCTTCCCGTGTTATTTTTTAAATCTATCGTCACTTTCCCATATTTAGTTACGTCCATCTTAATATGCAGTTTATCGTAATCGCTGAGAGTGGTTTTAGTAACTTTTTCAAGTAAGGTTAGTAAATACGCCATAAAAGCTTTGCTTTCTTTCTTTTTTTCATTGAATTTAATTGGCTTTTTAGTTGACTTCTGTAAATCTTCAATCGTACCAACGTCGTTGTACCCATCAACACTTTTAAAGCAGCAGGACGCTTGGCTACACGATGTATATATGGCGCAACAAGAACATAGATTCTTGCAATATTCTTTCAAGGTGTTTATGGCCATCTTGGCCATTTCATCATTAATCATGTTATCCTCCTTGATTCCGCTTCAAAACCCGCGTCCGTGGCGAGCGTCGAAGCCTGGGCTTATGTCCGTAGCATGGGATGCCTTTGGGTTTACATTCCCGGTCATCGGCACAGACCGGGCCCAGGTTCCCAGCCGGTGTCACCACATAGTGGATGCGGCGCCCGGCCAGGTTCCGGTGGCAGTAGTAGCATCTGCCCATGACGGCCTCTTATTTCCCGTTGACCAAATCTTTTAGCTGCTTGCCCGCTTTGAAAGCCGGGGGCTTGGAAGCTTCAATCTGAATCGGTTCGTTAGTTCGCGGGTTGCGGCCTTCGCGGGCTTTACGCTGGCGGACTTCAAAGGTGCCAAAGCCAATAATTTGGACTTTATCGCCCTGGGCGAGACTGTCGCTGATAACTTCGAATACAGCATTGATTGCTTTTTCAGCATTTTTCTTAGTCATGCAGGCTTTTCCTGCAACAGCGGTAATCATATCGGTTTTATTCATTTCTGGTTCCTCCAATACCTTATTGTCACCAATCATTTTTTGACTTTTTTCTAAGCTTGGGATGTAGTTCGTTGAGTTTGTCGTCCGGCATGGGGATGACTTTGATTTCGGCGCGCGGCCATACCGGGTCGACGCCTGCGATGCAGCTGTAGGCCACATCGGCGATATATCCGTCGTCCTCTACGATGCCGGCTTTCTCTAAAATGTCGGCCGTCGCCTGGACCAGACCGAACAGGTCTGGCCAGCCCTTGCGGTTCGGCATGTAGTATTCGACGTTCATCCGGGCCGCGCAAGCAATCGTGCGGAATCCGCGTGGTTTCTGAGTCATCAGCTGACACAGGGCCGCCTTCTCATAGTCCCTGTATTGTTTGGACTGGATGAGCCCATAGCGGGTCTTGGTCATGCTGTTTTTCTTGGTCACCGGACGGCCGTCGACCATGAATTTATAAACCATAGGCGCCTCCTAGAACGGAATCTCTTCGTCTTCCGCGGTATTTCCCATGTCTTCAAAGGATTCGCCCGGCGCGGCGGCTTTAGCGGCTTTCGGCACAGTCCCGACGTAGTCCGCCGTGACTTCGCTGTAATAGTGCTTGGTTCCGTCCTTTTCGTAAGAGTTCGTCGTGAACCGCCCCAGGACGGCTACCCGGTCGCCTTTCAAGAGGTTCTGCGCCAGATCCGACGACGGCGGCCAGCAGGTCACCGGAACAAACGACGTCATTTCTTTCGCCTGTCCGTCCCTCCCCTTGTAGGTTTCGGAGCAGGCCACCGTCATCCGGACGAGGGTCTTGCCGGTCCGGGTCACGCTGACTTTCGGGTCGCGGGCCAGGTTGCCCATGAGCTGTACTTTATTCAATCGGATCACCTCCTTTATTGAACGTTTCCATATCCGTAAGCGTGTAAAAATCGGGTTTATACTCCGGATGCCGGTCGAGCCAGTGCGTAAAGGCTGCATCTAAAACGTTCCCCAGGTCATCAAAATCCTTGTCAGTAACGTCGTCCAGCCAGGTTTCTGCATATTCCCCGGCGTCGTCGTAAGCCTGGTTCTGCAAATCTACTACGAGATAGCTCGTATATATACTGACGTCCGGGACAAATTCTTCTACCCTGCCAACGGTAATGGTGTCGGCCCTTTCGCGTTTCGCTTCTTCCATCCCAGCTTTGAGTGCGGCTTCCTTGGAGTCAAAGAAGTCCATGCAGGTGATATCGTCATCGTCGAGATAGTAGTTCCATTTATCAGTAGGCTGCATATTTCCTCCTTAATCTACAAACACAACGTTTCCATCGTGATCTACAAAACTTTCATGAAGCAAATCGTAGTCATCGGCCAAATGGCTGATGTCTTCCAACGCCTGCACGACATCGTTGTATTTCAGGTTTCCCAGGACGTCGTTTGTAATCGGCGTTTTGTACGTGATTTCCCAATATTTCCGTCGCTTCCGGAGCACAGCTAATTCATACAGGCCTTGCGGCCCGCCGTAGCTGTAAGGGTTTCGGATAACACTGGCACCGAAACCGTTCGGGAACACGAACAAGTAATGCTCCAATTTAATGTCGCCAACAGCTATTGTTTTATCGACGGTTGGTTCAAATCGTCTAAATTTCATGGCTTTACCCTCGCTTTCCACCGTTTGAGCGTGGCCCGGTCGCCGCCGTCTACGCCCAGCACAAAGCACAGATGATTAGACGACGTGCCGCCGTCGTATCCCGTGCCTGCAAGAATCAGCAAGGATGCGACCTCGGCAAAGGTAAAGTGTGAGTTTGCGAAGTGCCTCATGTAATTCCCCATGATGCGTTCCGCCTTTTTAAAGTCAAAGCCTTTCGGGAAAAGCGGATGCCCGGAGGCGTCGAAATAAATATCTCTTTCTACCATCCTCTTCTACCTCTCTCCGCGGTTCCCGCAGTAAATATCGACCGGTCCGAACTGCTTTTCATAGGCCGTAAGAGCCGGGTAATCAATCCCGCATTCAACGTGCAGGCATTTCATGAATTCCCAGATAGGGACCTGGCTCTTTAGGACGGCGTCGATGTTGTCGTGGATGTACTGCTGTAGATTCTGCAAGCGCTTCGCCCCCCACTTGAAGTCGTGGCGCAATGAGTGCAGCGTCACGATGACCGAGGCGGCCACGTGGTCCGTCACGTATTTCCGCAGGCGCCAGTCCTTCGTCTTGCCTGTGATGAGCCGTTCCAGGCGCTGAGCGTCACGCTCATTGAGAAAACGGTCGAACCCGAAATGGTCGCACAGCTCATCCCGCCAGCGGATGGAGAACCCGTGTTCTTTCGAGTCCAGGTGCTCCCAGGCGGCGTTGAGTTTGGCGAACCGGTTGCGGCCAAACCCATACTTATCATGCAGGGCCTGGTAGATGAGGGTCAGCCCCCAGTCCGCCCCGCTTTCGGCACCGACTTCATAGCGGTGCTTGGCTTTTTCGGCCCGTTTCTTTTCCATGGCCCGTGAAATATCATTCATTCTGACCATCCTCTCCGAAAATGTGTGCTCCGATATCGGCCATTTCCGGATCATCCAGGATGTCATCCGTCGGGGCTGGTTCCGGGTCCGCTTTCACCGCTTTCTTCGGGCGGCCTTTTTTCTTCGTATTTGCCGTTTTAACGGCCGATTGTTCTTTCTGGCTATGATTTATCGTAATGGCATGCAAAAACGTCTCCAATTCATCATTGGTACCAATTATTTCAATTTTAACTTTCATCTTTTTTCTCCTTTTTTGACTCTTCCCATCGTCTGACGTACCGGCTTTATATCCTAGTAAGTCATGGGGCGAAATATGTAAAAATTCGCAGATGTCAATCAATTTAGATACAGGCGGTTCGCGCTTTCCTAATTCATACACGCCATATGCTTGTGGTGTCATATTTAATTTTTGCGCCATTTGAGCACGTGAGATCTTATTTTTTTCCCTGGCTTTTTTCAGTCTTTCTCCAAAACCTTCTATTTCAAAATGTGTGCTCATATGGTCCCGCCCCTTCCGATTTTCCTGGCCATATACAGGCCATAGGTTACCCCTTGTTCACGGGCTTCCTGTTCGGCCCGGCCAAGTGGGCTAAGGACCCGCTTCGGCGGGAGGTATGCTTCCGGATGTTCCTGCTTATCCTGCCGGAGCTGGTTCGCCGCTTTGTCCTTCCGGTAGTTGGCTGTGACAGAATTCAGCAGGGTCCTGCACGCCCGTGAGCAGGTCGTATAGCCGTTGTACCCTTTCGGGATAGGCTTCCCGCACACCAGGCAGCAGGTTTCCTTGCCCGTGATGTGGTGTTCGATCCGGTATGTATATCGGGACAGGATCCGTGCCCGGCAATCATCGCAGAGTGTCAGCCTGGCCGTCCTGGATCCGTGGAGTTCGAGCGGCTGGCCGCATAGGCGGCATAATCTTGTCTTTGTCATCTTTCTCTCTCCTTTTCTGCTATCATTCCGGCATCTTCAGCCGGGCGGCTACTTCGCTGGTCAATTCTTTCACGCCGGCCAGACCGGCATCGACCAGGTACTTCTGATTGACTGGGACGCCGGAAGCGGCGAATTCCTTCACCTCGGCCACATGGGCCGCTTCCGATTCGTAGGCTTTGCGGAACTGGGCCCGCAGGATGGCCGTGTCATCGGTCGGCGTCTGGCAGATTTCTTTCCAGCCGAACCGGTCGACGACGCGCTGCGTCACCGGGTCGTCGAATGCCGGCACGCCGGTATAGCCGACGGCGGCGATGGCCTTCTGGACCTTGCCCCAGGCCGTGGCGCTGTCAATGGGCTTGGTTCCCATGGCCAGTGTGGCCACTTTTTCCGACGCTCTCCGGATTTCAGAGATTGTCGGAAGAAAATCGCAATGGTTGATGCAGTATTTGACCCCGGCCGACAAGGCCGCCGGCGGGATGTCTTTTAACATCTCTACGTAGAAACGCAGCCGTTCCTCCGGGAGATCATTTTTGTACGCCAGTTGCAAAAGACCAATCGCTCGCAGGGTCGATACTTCCGTTGTCATCTTTCTCCTCTCCTTCCTTGGCTTGGTATTCCGCCATCAGGCGGTTCACGGTATCAATTGCGGCTTTCTTGCTATTCCTGGGAGGCTGTGCCTTCGTGTTTTCATCGTCATAGCCTCCAGCCTGCCAGCTTTTCAGAATGCCGTGGATATATGCCAGGCTTCTTTTATTACGGGTGACAGCCCTATCAATGGCCTTTATGACGATGTCGCTGCCAAAATCGTCGACCAGTGCTTTGAGCTTTTCTAGATCCATCTCCCCAGGCATGGGGTAGATGTTTTTTCTGTAAGCAGTGATGACGTCTTTCAAGCCGTCGTCGGATGTTCCCGTTTCTTTCTTTCTACTTTCTACTTTCTCCTCTCTATACTCTTTACTCTTATCTCTATACTCTATACTCTTATCTCTATACTCTATACTCTTATCTCTAATCTCTACGTTACTTTGTAACGCCTTATTTGTTACATCGGTGTTACTTTGTAACGCCTTTTTCTTCTTGCGATACTTGCGGACTCGTGCGGCTGATTCTGATTCACTGCCAACCATATTCTTGACTTCTGGCATGACGGGTATTCCTTCCTGTGTTTCTTCGATAAGTCCTAAATGCTTGAAAAGGGATAATGCGACGTTCACCGTGTCAATGTCAAAGCCTGTTTTCTGGGAAATTTTTTTCGGCTCGTAAGGGATCGTCATATCTCCAATGGTTCTGATGAGCTCTCCGGCGGTATTTGCCGTCATCAAGCACATTTTAAGATATAGAACGATGTAGGCACTTCCGTTTTCTTGTTCCATTAGCCAGTCTATGGTTTCCTGCTGGAAGAAGTTTTCTCGTAGCTTAATCCAATAGAAACGTTTATTTTCTGTGCTCATAGTTACCTCATATGTGGGCCAACGGGTAAAGCCGCTGGCCCATCGTTCTTTTACATATCGAGCGATGCTTCAAGGATGGCATCGTCCTGTTGTTCCTACGTCGTCTTGTCGGTTTTGACTTCCCCTGTGGCCGGGTCGACGTTGTCCGGGACCGGTTCGGCCTCGATATCGGTATAGTCCGTTTCATCCTTCACGTCGGCCATGTTCTGGCTGAGGGCCGTCTTGATGGTCCCGTCGGCTGTAACGCCGCGGATGAATTCCGTCGTCAGCGGTGCGTATTTTAGCGCCTTCTTGATGACTGTCTTCTTGGCCATCTCATCAAAGTTTGTTTTCCACGGCGAAAATCCTTTGCCGTAGCTTTGACTATATTTCTTGGCGTGGGCTTCCACGTCCTCTTTGTTCATGACCTCGAACCCGAAATTCCCGTCTTTGTCTTTCCATACGCCATAGTAGGCGACGACGGCTCCGCGGTCCTTGAATACGGGTTTATGGACCAGCTTCGGATCTAAGCCGTATTCGACATCGAATTCGTCGTTTTCGTGGACCTCATGAGCCTGTACATACAGGCCACTGCGATGGGCCAGGGAAATCATACCCTTGTACCCGATTTGGAATTGGCATTCGAGCGTACCATGGTTCATGAAGGGGATGAGATAGGCTTCCCCCATCGGCGTATTCGGTTCAAGCCCGAGCTGTGCCGCCTGCATCATAGCGCCCAGGAAAGACTTGGGCGTGCAGGATGCCAGTTTCGGCGTGTTACTCATGGCCGTCAGGACCATGCGGGCGAACCGTTCACCCGTGATGACTGACGGAAGAGCTGCTTCAATCTGGCTCTTCATGGAAATAATCAGATCCTGCATGTTCTTCATCGGCGATGCTGCTGCCGGGGCCGCTTTCTTGGCAGCGGCCAGGCCTCCTTTTGTAGTTGCCATTACAATATCTCCCTTCGATTTATACCAGGAACCGCCGTGTCGGCTTGCCCTGCTTCATGCAGGCTTCGTAGACGTCCGGGAATTCCTTCTTTAACTTCTTCGTGTCGACCGTGATGCGGCCTTTCTGGTTCTTCCAGGTGACCTTCCGGTCGCCGATGGTGGCGATCTCATCATCCCCCATGAGGCACTTGATGATGTTCTCCTGGGTTGTGATGACGTCGTCGAGGCGTTTCCGTTCGGCCTTGGCGTTGTCGATGAGGGCCAGGGCGTCGGCCGCTTCCTGGGGTAGCTCGACCGGCTCGGTCTGGCCGCCGGGGTATTGGTCTTGGATGGCATCCGTCGTCGAGCGGCTCCCATCGATGGGGGGAGGCGTCATCGTCTGCACCATGTCCCAGAATTCTTCTTCCTTTTGAGCCAGGTAATCGATGTCATCGTCATTCCGGGGTATGCATTTATAATCGTAATGCTGCCCGCCAATGAGTACGGCGATGTACCAGGCTGGAAGACCCGTTACCATCATGTAGTGCTGGCACTGCCAGTAATACGCGTTCGGCAGGCCGTCGTCCTGCCAGGCATTGATATTGAATGCGTTGGTCGTCTTGCATTCCAGGCCCGCTTTTTCGCCGATGACCAGGCGGTCGACGTTGGCCAGCATCCACGGCACGTCGTTACTCTGCATCGTGCCGCAGCGGCGGACCCGCTTGCCCGTGCGTTTGGTAAATTCCCTGGCGACGATGTCTTCCAGGGTCGTGCCCCAGTAGACCGGGTCTGTGCCGCTGATGTCTTCCGGAACCAGCTGGCCCGTCTTTTCGAGCCATAAGGCATATGGGCTCTTCCAAGGGTTGTCGCCGACGATCGTGCCGGCGTCGCTGCCCCCGATACCCATGGTACGGAGTTTCAGCCAGGCGTCGCGGTTCGTACCGTCCTGGACGGTCATGATTAATTTAGCATCCATGGTGGTCACCTCCCATCAAAAGGGCGATGAGCAATTCTTCCCGGCTGCACCCGGTATCGAGCGCAATCTTTTCAAGAAGCGATGCCGTCATGTTAATCAAATCAAAGGCATTCCCATTTAGCAGAACGGTAGCCTTGTGGCTATTATCATTAGCTGTCATGATAATCAGCTTGCAGCCAGTTCCTTCTGTAACCGCCTTCAGTTCCTCTAATTTTTGCGCAATCATGTCTTCTTTTTTCATGTTCATCATCCTTGTTCTGTGCTATAATATAGGTGTCATCTTTTTTCAAACCTTCCTGGGTTTGGAGCCTCGCGGCTTTGCCGTGGGGCTCTTTTTTTGTGGCCGGATGTCGGTGATCTTCATCCCGACGGCGGCGGCGATGAGGTTGTCGAGCTCATTCATGCACCGGCAGTAACTCGGCAGTTCTTCCCGGCTGATGATGTCGTCGGCGCAGATGGTTTCGAGCTTTTCGTAGGCTCGCGCCATCTTGCCTAACTGTATGTGCAGGGTGATCGCCCCGCTGGCAACCCCGACCGTCTGGATATCTGGCAGGATGAGCTTCCCTGTTAGGGTACGCTCTACCAGGTAGGCATACCCTAACTTATAGTCATCGTAGACCTGCACGATGCAGGCCACGACGTCATCGTCGGGGGTACTGCCGGCTTCATAGCCGGCCAGCGTGCGCCGGGCGATGCCGATGCGTTCGGCCGCCTCTTCCTGGGTCATTCCGGCCACATGGCGGGAATGAACGAGCCATTCCGTGAACTTGTCTCTCATGGTTTCCACCTCCTCATAAAATACAATGGGGTCAGAAGCGAATGACGAGCTGCTGACCGGGGTGAACGGTGCAATCATTGTCCAAATTGTTGTTAATTCTGATCTGATAGACCACTTCCCGGATGTCAACCCCTTCGGCGTCGGCAATCGGCCGGGCTACGTCCCAGACGGTCTGATTCTTTTCGACAGTGACAACCTGCACGTCGTCGGCTTTGACGGTTTCACCCGCCGCCATGCCCAGGCCGGTGTAAAGCCCGATGCCGCAGGCCAGTACGGTAATGGCCAGGAAGCTCTTAGCCCCGAACAGAGGGCCGCGATTCGGAATACGGTGCTTTTTGGGTTCATCATAGATATTCATGACTTTCATGCTTTTAACCTCCCTTCCAGATCGGCCAGCGTCACGCCACAGTAGGCGGCGAACTGCGCTGGATTGATGAAATAGTCGAATTTCCGAGCCCCGCTGCGTTTCATCGCGAACCCGAACGGAAGCAGGTTCCGTTGCAGGCCGATGCGAACGAACTGCTCGCTACGCTCCAAGATGTGGGCCGCTTCCTTTACAGTGATTTTCATCTGTATCACTTCCAATCATTGACCGCCTGCAAGACTTCCATCAGCATCGTATTAATGTCGTCAGAAACGGTAACGATGCGTTTGAATCCCGGGGCTTTCATGATAAGGACCACGTTAGCCGTCAGCAGCGTAAAGGCTACATCGGTTTCACCTTGACGCAATGCGTCGGCCAGATTGCTCAGCGCTTCGATTTTGCGCGTTTTCATGACATCATCGTCGATATATGTCAGTAATTCGCTCGGAGCCTTTCTTGCGGCAACTCCATTACAGAAATCTTTAACCACACAATCAACACAAGCGCTTTTTTCTTTGGAATATTCCCGGCAATACCGAATGATCGTGTTTGCCGCTTCCTGTACGTCTTTATTTGTCATCTTTTTGCCTCCTGTTATTTAACTTCACACTTTGTCGCGCAATAAATTGTCGACTCGACATTTAAAGATACGGGCCAGCTCAATCAGCTTTTCCGTTGTGGGGTAGGCTTTTCCTGTTTCCCACTTCACCACCGCTGTACGGGTTACTCCCATTTTTTCAGCGAGTTGTTCTTGAGTCCAATTCCGTTTCATTCTAAGCTCTTTCAAACGGTTCATTGTTTCACCTCCCTGTGAAGTTCATTCACTTCATAACTGTATTTTACACAACTTTTGCTCACATGTCAATAGCTTTTTGTAACTTTTATTCACATGTTTTCAAGTGAATGTTTTTCACATATAATATATACATAGACAGGGAGTGAAGAAGATGAACACGACAGCGATAAGACTGAGAAAACTAAGAGAAAGGGAAAAGCTATCACAAGGTGAAGTTGCCCAAAAGCTGGGGATCAGCCGGACCGCTTACGTCAAATATGAGACGGGCGAAAGCCGTCCTGTAAGGAAGTTGAATGAATTATCCCACCTGTTCCATGTGTCGGCTGACTATATCATGGGAATGTCTGATTATCCCTTATCCAATGAAATAGCCCCGCCAGCTGAAGCCCGGAAAATCCCGATTATTGGTACGGTAACCTGTGGCCCAAATGGTTTCGCTTATGAATATCTTGACGGGTATGTATATATTGATGATTGTACCCATGGAGATGTAAGGGCCTTTCATTGTAAAGGCGATTCCATGACTGGCCTGGGAATATTCGACGGGGATATTGCAATCGTTCGCATCCAGCCAGAGGTCGAGAACGGGGAGCTGGCAGTCGTTACCATAAACGGAGATGAAGGAACGTTAAAGCGGGTCCGGAAACAGGATCATATGATTATCCTGGAAGCAGCCAATCCCAATTATCCGCCTCGCGTGTTTGCCGGAGAAGAAACGAATTTAGTCCATATTGTAGGAAAAGTCATTGAAGTTAGAAAGCAGTTCTAATCGCAGAAAGAAGGGAATCGTATGCAAGCAGCTGTTGGTTTATTGATTATCTGTATTATCGCCTGGTACATCCTGGCTAAAAAGGATCCGGAAAAATTCGCCCCGTTCCTGGCCCCGCCTTATGGGAAGAAACGCGGGCTCTTATGCCTGGCTGCCGTTTTCGTCATCGGAGCCGTCGGTGCGACCATCGACCCGCCAGCTCCGACAGCCAGCCAGAAAGTGCAACAGGCAAGCGATAAGGCCGAAAAGGAAGCCAATCCGGAAAAGGCCAGCGACCACCACAAGCTCGCCGTGCAACAGATCGCCGAGGGGACCGGCGTCGATGAAGCCCGGGCGGCTGGCATCCTGGACATCTTCCATAAGGTCGGCATTCAGGATCACCTTTTCGACGGGGTCCATAGCTACGAAAATGGCAAACATGATACCGCCGACGAAAAAGTATTCGTCATCGAAACGACGCCCGTCAAATCATTCCTATACCTGGACCCGAACAACCAGGTCTTAGAGGTCCGGGCCAATGCCAAGAACCTGTATAAGAATGGCCGGGTCGTCATGACATACGAAAAGTCATTCTAACTTTATACAATATAAGGCATAAATCTATTATAAATCATCATGGCCATGGCCTTATTACGCATATATAAATAAAAAAAGGAATATGAATATTCTTCACATTCCTTTTTTATCGCACTATTTCAGGAACATTAGTTTGCTATATATAATTTTCTATTCATCATGGAGGCGATTATTATGAAACTTCCCACGGGCTACGGCTCCGTAATCAAAATGGGCGGTAAACGCCGACGTCCCTTTGCCGCCCGCATCACGGCTGGATGGTCAGACGATGGGAAACAGCTCTATCAGTACCTCGGTTATTTTGCAACACGCAAAGAAGCGCTGTCCTGCCTGAACGACTACAATCAAAAGCCCTATGACATAGAGGCTCGGAAAATCACATTTGCCGACCTCTATCAAAAATGGAGCAACTGGAAATATACCCGGGTTCATAAAGACATCCCGAACGGCTACCGGTCCGCCTACAAATACTGTGAGCGTCTCCACGACCGCATCTTCGTCGACCTGCGGTCCGATGACATCCAGCGGGTCATTGACGGCTGTCAGAAGGGCTACAGCACGAAAAAGAATATCCGCTTGTTTTGCAGTCAGCTCTACCAGTACGCCGCCCGCCTGGAGATCGCCGTGACGAACTACGCCAAAATGACCGACCTGCCGGCAGAGCAGCAGTCACGGCTGCATAAGCCCTTTACTCCGGCGGAAATCAAGACGCTGTGGCAGCACACCGACGACGCCGGCGCCCGCCTGGCCCTCATCTACATCTATACGGGTCTGCGCCCGACGGAGCTCTTGCGGGCCAGAACGGAAAACGTACACCTGGTCGACAACTATCTCCGGGCTGGCATGAAGACGGCGGCCGGCCGGAACCGGGTCATCCCCCTGGCCGACAAGATCAAGCCCTTCATCGCCGCCATGTACGACCCGAAAAACGAGTACCTGGTCATCGACCCCGACGGCCGACCTGTCGGAAATTATGACAGGCTGCGCGACCACTTCTGGAAGCGATCGCCCGTACTGACTCCGATGAACCACCTGCCCCACGACTGCCGGCACACCTGCGCGACGCTCCTGGCCAACGCCGATGTCGACAAGAAGATCATACAGCTCATCTTGGGCCACCGCTCCCAGGACATCACCGACCGCGTCTATACCCACAAGACACTCTCCCAGCTCATCGAGGCCGTGAACCGCCTATAATTTGCATATTACGCGCATATTGTACGCATATTACAGCCTCTCACGTACTCGAATTTATGCAAAGTTAATTGATATTCAGCCAAAAAGAAAACCGCACGAACGGCTTGTTCATGCGGTTTGTCTGTTGCATAGGTTTGTGGAAATATACGCGTATATTAACGTTTCGAGAACTGGGAAGCTTTACGAGCTTTCTTGAGGCCGTATTTACGGCGTTCTTTTTCACGCGGGTCGCGTGTGAGGAAACCAGCTTTTTTGAGAGCCTGACGGAAATCGCCGTCGACTTCCAAAAGGGCACGGCTGATGCCGTGACGGATTGCGCCGGCCTGGCCGGACGGGCCGCCACCCTTAACGTCAGCGATGACGTCGTACTGTTCAGTTACGCCTGTGAGTACGAGCGGCTGTTTAATAACCAATTCCAGTGTTTTACGACCGAAATATTCGTTCAATTCTTTTTTGTTGACTGTGATTTTACCCTGACCCGGAACCAGACGAACTCTAGCAACGGATGTCTTTCTACGGCCAGTGCCGTAGTACTGTGCTACTGCCATGAAATCTTCCTCCCGGTATTAATTAGCGAATGTTTAACTTCAAAACTTCAGGTTTCTGAGCCTGATGCGGATGTTCAGCACCTGCATAAACGTTCAGTTTACGATACATCTGTTCACCCAATTTATTTTTCGGGAGCATACCGCGAACTGCCATTTCAACAACGCGTTCCGGACGTGCTTCGAGCATGTGGCCGGCCTGAGTGAATTTAGCTCCACCGGGATAACCGGAATGATGGAAATAGGTTTTCTGGATTAATTTTTTACCTGTTAATTTAACCTTTGCTGCGTTTACTACGATTACATAATCGCCTGTATCAACATGCGGGGTAAAAGTAGGTTTATGTTTTCCCCGAAGAACTTTAGCTACTTCGGCAGCAAGACGGCCTAATGTCTGGCCTTCAGCATCAACAACAAACCATTTGCGTTCGATGTTGCCTGCATTGGCCATAAATGTAGTTTTCATGCTGTGTGATTCCTCCCTGAATTTAACTAACTGACCAAGCTTTTGGTGCTCTTTCTCCGGGGCTAATGGAGTCCAAGTGAAAAGCTTACTTATTTATTTTACAGATTTAGACAGGCCTTGTCAAGCTTTTTTTCTTCTAGTTCATCAAGTGGGAATCCGACGGCCCCACAGGCCGCCTTGAGTAACCCTCGGCTCGTGGCAACGATCGTGGCTCGTTGTTCGTGGCTCGTGGCTCGTAAAAACCTGCCATTATACTCGAAAAGGCTGTGATGAAATCTCGCAACGGGCCGCACAAGGCTCCCTTTATAGGGGAGTTGGCCGCCAAAGGCGGTCTGAGAGGTTAAAGGTCGGCCCCTACGCACAAGGTCGTTGGCCGTGTATTTTTTTTGCAATCTGTGACCTCTTTCTCTCCCATCGCCTGTATGCGATACCGTAGGGGACGCCCAGAGCCTTTCTGGTCCGCCAGGTACCGACTATCGGGAGGTGCAGGGCGGCTGCCAGAACGGACAGCAGTGGCGGGCGTCCCGCCGTGAATCCTATGTCAACAGCTTCACCATTCTTTTCTTTATTATAATATGAAACAGAACGAGCAGATATATCCATATCTCCATGATACAACAGAAAAAGGACGGTTCTGGAAAACTTAATCCTTTTCTAATCATTTTTGAACCAAATCCAAAATATTTAAGGAACCATTAATGTAGATTGGAGCCGCCGCCCCTGCCGTTCGCAGTCCGCCGTTCGCTTCGGGTGACCTTCAGCTCGTAAAGAAAAGCCCCCAATCGGGGCTATCGTAGGGGCCGCCCAAAACATGCTAACACGTCAGGTACAGGACGGTTACCTGGACGAATGGCAACAGCGGGCGGCCCGCTACGCGCTGAGGGTATCCCGAAGCGTCGTTGTTAGTTTGAGTCTGTCGCGGCGGAACGCCGCATCTGAGTCGGAGATACACCGGATACCAAAAGAAGCTGCCGCATTAAGCAAACACCTGCATAATGCGGCAGCCTCTTTAAATTGTGCCCCGCTTATGCGGGAAGGATATAGCGTGTGCAACCTGCGAGGAAGCATCCTCGGGATCACCCCCGCTCGTGCGGGAAAGACAGTAATGGATTCCTTTATTTGCGCCATTTCGCTCTTGCCGGTATTCAAAATTTATTTGATTTCTTTGCAGAATATTTGTCCACCAAAAAACATAAAGCACGTTTCGCCAAAATATAGCTATCCCCCCCTATTTAAAGAGGCTTCACACTATGTTTATTCTATCATCAAATCGGTTCTGTGAAAACTATGTGTCCTATTCTATTGCTTATTCCAGCTCCGTACTACAAATAAACCTCTCCGGCCCTGCGGGCCACCTCTCCTATGAGGAGAGGCATTTATAAGACGTCGACCAGGAGTTTTAGGATCAAATTGGCTTCGTGGCCGGCGCAGATGGCGACTCTAGGGGCCATGAGGCCGCGGCCGGGTTTGGCGTTCCTTGTCTGGTCGCCGCAGATGTAGAAGTGGCTGGTGATTTTTTTTGTTTCGATGGCGTTGCTGTCGCCGTAGCCGGCCATACCCGAGGCGGAGACGATATATTTATCGGGACATTGTTCCAGGATGGTGTGGACGAGCATGGTCTTGGCATCGGGATTGTCGAAGGCTTCGCAGATGACCTGGTCGTCTTTCAGGATGGTCGGCACGTTGTCTTCGGTGAGGCGGACGAAGTCCGTGCGGACGTCGATGAAGGGATTGATGTCGGCAATCTGCCGGGCCAGGGCGTCGGTCTTGCGCTGGCCCAGGTCGCGGACCATGTAGGACTGGCGGTTGAGGTTGCTGGCATCGACGGTATCGAAGTCGATGAGGTGCAGATGGCCGACACCGGTCCGGGCCAGGTAGACGGCGGCGTTGGACCCCAGGCCGCCGAGGCCGCAGATGGCGACGCGGCCGGCGCTGACTTTCTGGTGGACTTTCGGCGTATGGCGGGAACACATCATGCCTTCCAGGGCTTCTTTCGGCGGCAGGCGGTCTTTGGGGATGAAATAGATTTCATCGCCCTCTTTCAGGGCCAGGTTCTCTGTCGTGGCAAAGCCGTTGACGATGGTGATTTCCTGACCGCTGCCGTAGGCGGCTTTCAGGTCTTCCAGGTGGTCACAGGGACAATTCATTTTCTTTCCGTTCAATACTAACTGCATGGTATACACCCCTCGTTGCAAAATAAAAACGCACGACGTCTGACACCTTAGGTGGTGTCCCCGTCGTGCGTCTTGTTCTTATATCCTTAGTGTAGCCGTTTTCACAGCCCCTGTCAATCTTTCTTTTCGGCCTGGGCCCCTTCCTTCAAGCGTTTGAGCTGGCGCTGTTCTTCCGGTGGAAGGGATACGCCGCAGCAGCCGCCGCTGGAATTGCTGGCATAGCCTTTAAAGACTTCAGAGACGATATTCTTAACTTTTTTCACCGATTCAACAACCATGAGAAGCCCTCCTTTTGAGTTTGTAGTTTGTAGTTTGCAGTGCGATCCAATGGACCGCGGCGGCCTGCGAACTGCGGCCTGTGGCAAACCTATTCACCATTTATTCAGGCGGGCCGCCCTTTGGGACGGCCCCTACGGATACGGACCGCGCTATTCACCATTATTCGTGGCGCCCCTACAGGTCACTAGCCACTAGCCACTAGCCACTAGCCACTAGCCACTAGCCACTAGCCACTAGCCACTAGCCACTAGCCACTAGC